AAGCCCGTACGGACAGATGGGTACGCTGTAAAGAACAATTCGATAGACTCGGATTGACCGTAACAAGATTCAACGCTATCGAAGGCGGAGAAAAAGGGTGCATGTTATCCCATGTCAACGTAATCCGTGACGCTTATCAAAAGAAACATAAGCGAATCTTGGTTTTAGAGGATGATATACAGTTCTTAGTGACGGATATGGATTATTACCGCGAACTTTTTTATTTTTTGGAATTTCAATATTGGCAACTCCTATATTTAGGCGGTAATTGTACGCAAAAACTTAAACGCAAAAATTCTTTCCTATTTTCATCGCGGGGTATCTTGTGCGCTCATGCTGTAGCTTACAACGAAAATATCCTTCCGGTAATCATTACAGATGCCAGAATGGGAAGGATAAAGGTCATTGACACGTATTTACTTGGAAGAATACAGACAAGGAATAGGAGCTATATCGCTAATAAATTTTGTATCACGCAACGCCCGGATTACTCCGATATTCAAAAGACGGATGTAAATTATACTGATATTAAAGAAAAGTTCGATAAGTTCACACGGAATCCCTGACCGCTTTCGGTACAACTAATTTACTAACAGGAGTTGGAATATGTTGACAATTCCAGCCACCAAGATTTACAAGGAAATTATCAGGTGTCGTTCCTTTTATCATCCCATAGGGCAATCCGGTCTTTTCGTCAATCTTTCCGTTAGCTGCCTTAAACTCCGGGAAATCGCCTTTTAACAATTTCGGTATCTCTGATTTATGAAAGTGTTTTTTCTTGTGCATCGCCACACAGAAGGGGCGCGAAGTATCAATAATTGCACCGTCATACGAATACCATTCTAAACCTAAGTCACTTGTTACTGCGGTGATATTTGACCTGGCATATTGATTGAGCGCGTCTGTCGTAATCTGCTTTACATATTTCACCAACTCGCCTTCACCCGTCTTGTTAGTAATCATAAAATCCCGCAACCCTTTTACGAGGTCAGAGTATTTTGCACCAGATGTGATGTTTGTTCGCAGGATTTCCCTTACGGGTTCTACGATACTCGCTTTCATCCCGTTGCCCTGAAGGCTCTCTATTGTCGCCTGTACGGATTCCTCACGAATAGCCTGTAATACTTTCGGGGGCGTGAAGTTCTTAACCGATTGCTGAAAGTAGTCTTTCTGTAATTGCGCCACCTCTGTAAATGACTTGATAAATTCATTTACATCTTTGTTGTAGGATGGATTGCGTAGGAGGAGCTCAAGTTTCTTCTTTATCTCCCCGATTAATCTGACATTCTTTGCCGTAGATTTTATCCTACTGTTTGATACTTCGAGTTTTTGAGTGAGTGTCAGTAACTCATCATAGAGCTGCCTTTGTGCCGTTGGTACTCCATTATTAATGCGATTAACAGCATCATCTATTTTCTTAATGATTTCATCCATTGAGCACCAAGTCTTCGCGTACAGGCGCCTCCGCTGGCATAGTTTGCTGTATCTGCGTTTTCTTTTCCTTCGTATATTGTGCAAGGATTTTGACTTGTTCACTTGGCTTCATTGTCATAAATCCTTCCTTTTCGTCAATAGCCCGTATTACGAATGGATAGATATTTGAAGAAAGGATATAGTCGTCAATACTGATTCCTTCGTTCTGTAACCGCAACATCTTGTCATCCTCCTTCAATCCGGCAAGGGGGTCTAACTGCATGACTACTTTCAGAATGTCGCGCATCTGTGGCTCGTTATAGAAATGTTTTACTCCGTATTCTAAATTGAGTTGTGCCATAATTAACGGGTTCAGATTAGCGCGTTGCGCCCGTTCTAATTCGTCAATTAAATAATTCTCCGAAATCAAATCAAACTTCTGCGGTACTGCCACTTTTGGCAGCAATTTTACTATTTCATTATCGCTCAAACTCTGCCCATCTGACTTTACCCGGTAGCGGTACTTTGCAAACAGATAGTAGCATTTGTCCATCATCCAGACGATGTCTTCCGCACAAGCATAGGCGAAGTTGTTTAATTCTTCCCTGTCCACATCCTTAGCATATCCCGACTCATTTTGCGGTACTTTCATTAAGAATTGCATATTAATTGAACATAGTGCCTTATATGTATGTTCGTTGCATCGCTCGTTCTGAAGTTGGATAATATCTATCGGCTTCGTAATGTACCCTGCCGGAGGGATAGGCGCATCCTGCTCTGATTGGTTCTTCTTACTTGGTCTGATAACCATTGACATATACGGGCTTGCGGCTATCTGCCCATTACCATGACATTGAGGACAAATGACCTGTTTCTTTGTCGCCTTGCTTGTTTTGTTCCCCTTTTCGTCAATCCATATAAATCCTGTACTTATTCCCCCTACTGCGCATGTCATGCAAAGCTGTGTCGCCCATTGCCATTTTTCAGGGTATAAAGACATCCATACCGCCCCTTGTAAATCACCATACTCACGGTCAAACTCTTTTAATCTCGGAGCTACGGTTTGAATCGGGCTTTCGTTGACGATATAATCCTGATAGTTCTTGAAGAATCTGCCACGCATCCTGAAACACGGAAGAACGCCTAATTTGTGTTCATAAACCTCTAAGTTATTATACCCGTCATTGCCTTTGCGATGCCAGGTAATTGTTTCTTTGTCAACGGTGATATAATACTTTTCTTCCGTTGCGTGTCCTTGTTCAATATTCGCAGGAATAACAACTTCAAACACTGCGTATTCACCTTCTTTATAATCTAACACCTGAGTTGAATTGAAGATAAACGGGTATGGGCGTGCATATTCATTCGCCTCTTGTTCGCGCTCTAACGGCATGACAAGAATAGCCGCATTCGCATCAATCAAATAATTTTTCATCAATACCGAAAAAACATACTGCTCAAACGTTGTGTAATGTGGAAAGTATTTCTCAGTATATGCTTTGAGCGTTTCTTTTTCGGGGATAAACGAAGGTGTTTCTTTCGGAAAATCAACGCTCCAATCGCTTGACCTGCGAATCTTAGAGATACAAGTGAAGATTTGTGAAAGTGTTTCTTTAGCAAGTTCAACAAATATTTGCCGCCTGAACTCCTGAGTATAAACACCTTCCGCGTTTCTGCGTATAGCGGTGTCAAAATAACGATACTCCCCCTCTGCCGGAACGCGCAACTGCTCGTATAGTTGAACGGTCTTTAGATACCCTTTGTGCCTTTTTTTTCGTCCTATGTAGTCTGAAATATCCATTACATTTTAGCTCTTTCCGGCAAAATTGACCTTTTCTTTTTTAACAAGTGCGGAGATAGCCCGTACTTCGAGGCGTAAGCCCTTGCAAGTATATTATACTTTTCCTCCGCTATCTTCGGGTGCGAGTTCCCTCCTGCTGAAAAGCCATAATACTTCTTCTGAATATCCGGTATCTGTACCGCATCTTTATCTAATTGCTGCCAATAGACAGGGACGAATGGTACTTTATGCGGATGCTTGTTTAGTTCGATGGTCGCTAACCCATAGCAGAGTTCGTCAGCAACATCCCCGGCAAAGATTTCAGGATGTATCGGAGGGTTGTCATAAATCTCTTTCACCCTGTCGAAGTACTTCTTATTTTCCTCTGACTTTTTAAACCATATAAATTCTGAATGAAGGTTATACAGAAAGGAGTTAGAATAATTCTCATATTGCTTCCGCACATCCTCATACTTCGCCCAGAAATATTTCACCTTTTGCCCGTTCTTCAAATCAAACCTCCCGCGATTCTGAATTGTAAATGCAACATCCTGTAATTCATTTAACACTAATTCCATCAGCGGACGGTTAAGCCATATCATATCCACATCAAGATATACCGTATTCTCAAAAGGACTTAAATCATAGATAAACGTCTTTACTTTGAAGTACCGCGTAAATCCGCGCTTCATATATGTTTCCTGCGGAGCTTCCTGCTTGGTATCAAAAAAGTGCAACCTATCTTGAATATGATTGAGTGCTTTCCCGTGATAAACCAAATGAATCGGCAGGCTCGAATCGGTAGCCTTTAATGACATAGCAAGGTTGGCAGCACATTCGCCATAGTAAGGATTACCAAGAGCTAAGATGATTACTCCTGTATTATGCACAATTTGAATTTACGCTGCGTGATAAGAGTTGTTTAAAAACCACTGTCTTGCCCTTTGCGAAAGGAAAGTTTCTTACTTCGTCATTCCACTCAATACTATATTCTTCATTCCGGTAAATGTCCACTTCTGTCATTTGCGCATTCTCATTTGTTACCGTAATGTTATCGCAGGATAACGCAATACGTAGCCTCTCATGTATCTGTTCCGGGAAATAATCTGTTTCCATATCCCATGTCTTGTTAATCCTTTCCGATAACTTGACAAACTGCCCGTCTGACCTTTGATAACCGTTTTCTTCGCCCGGATATTTTGGGGCGTAGAACCACAAGTGCAAACGAACGGACATTTCAAACGGGTTTGTCCCGTCTGTATAAAATCCGAACGAATCTTCGTTGTTCCCGTAAGTTATTTTTGTTGTATAGCATAAATCGGAAACCTTTTCAAAGCAATTTGTTGTACCTAAACACGTAACTGAGATAAGCGTTGGCAACTCTCCAGGTAAGTTTATTTGCGCTGTTACCTGATATAAGCATAGTCTGAAACATTGCAAAGGATTGTAGCTTAGTGTTGTCGTGTACGGCTCTGCTAAATTCCATGCGTAATTATCTCCCTCAAACTCTGAATCGTCAGGTAATTCAATGGATGAAGTCGCTAACAAGTATGGCGCATTGACAAAGTTTGTCAAATAAATATCTGTACCGCCATCGCAATCGTTAGCAATAAATCCCTGAAATGGCGTATCTACTGTTACGCGCATTGTTTGAATCTGCGTAACCTGATATGTTCCTGCATAGTTATACGCTCCGGCAGTACAGGCATTAGTGAGCGTAACCCAATCGCCAACAGATAAAGATGCAAAGTTCGCACTCAAGATGAGCCGCAAAAGTCCGCCATTGTCCGAACTTCCTACTACGTCAAGTAGTTCTTTCCCGTAAGCGTATTCGTATATTTCTTCATCAGTTAATTCCCCGCACACATCGCAAGGGATAGCAACAATTCTATTTCGCGTAGTCGAAAGAAGTGTTGAAGGGAAATCGGTAATTAGTTGAAATTGTAAATCCGATATTTCATTAATCGGCAGGCAATCCACATCACCAGAAACGCAAGATGAAAGTTCGTCTTGTGTTAGCCGCACAAAAGAGTATTCGGGTACTACTTCCATTTTTTTACATGAAAAAAGTAAAGTTAAAGCTAAACATTTAATAATTATCTTCATACTGTCTGATTAACTTCCATTTGCCCATGCCCTTATTCGGGTCGTACTCAAGCTGTTCAATCCACCCGTACCACGTCCTGCCTGATTGTGTTACCTGTACCCTTCTGTACGGGTTATTCCTTATTGTTCTGAATTGCTGATACGTCAAAGGATAGTCAAAGCTAATCGTTTCGGGCATCCAGATAGGCTTACAATCATCGTAATCTTTGAAGGTTGTCTTATCAATATCTTGGTTCTCATATAGATAACCAGATTGGTCTTCTAAAAGACAATCGTCATTCGCGGTTTTTCTCCATCCTGAAACGTAATTAGCCTCTCCGCTTGTGAACTTTAATTTACGTAGCTGTGTGAGAAATTCGTAGTTCCAAGTTGAGGCGATTGTCTTGAACCAGTGTAGCAGGTTTCTTATAGGTGTTATTCTTTCATTGTAGAAAAACAAAGAGCTACCGTTATTTATACCTGCATTTGGAAAGAAGTCTTGCTCTACGTCAAGATAGCCGTACACCGTTTTTAGATACGTCATTACGAACGTATCGTTATCGTACTTCCAATCTTCGGTGGAGTTTGCTAATCTGCGTGTGCGTTCAATAGAATATTGCGAAGCAATGAAATTTGACTGAATATTCAGCGTGTTTGCTACTGCGCTTTGCTCTGCGCGGTAGATTCGTTTGCCGTGAAAATCATCCCTGCCGCCAAAGTCCTCGCTTTCCCATTTTTTGTAACCACATTCAATATTTGAAAATACTCTCTTGTCATCAAATTCTATCTCCAGTTCCTTCACTTCCGCGCAAATTGCATTTAACGCTGATTGGTAGAAATACGCCACATCTTCAACTCGGATTCGCTTAAACCCTGCTGCGCGTTGGTCGTCATCTTCAATCCCGATTCCTATGTTATCAATCGGGGTTAGTCCCTCAAACATATCCTTGAATGAAACCGAGAATATAGGGTCGCTGCCATCTGTCAATACGGCTCTGCGAATCATTAACCCGTTTGTGAGAATCTTGTTTGAGCCGCATCCGTCTGCGTCCGTAGCATAAGGCTCCGAATCTGTCCTGCCATACCACTCTGAATACACTTTCATGCAATCATCTGTAATACTTTCAGTAATTCGTGAAAGCGTTTCGTTTACAAGGAAGGCTTTTGCTTCCGTGTCGGGATATTCTGTTAAAGCAGAAATCTTTAAGTACTTGGTTGTGTAGTCTTGGCGAAATTTCATGCCGCCCGAAACGGCAAAGTTTGCAGTATAATCGAAATCCCAAAATAACCAGAGCTTTTCGTCCGGATTAACAGTGATTGAAAATGATTGAACGCCTGATGTTGTGAAGGCTTTTATTTCAGGGTTTACGCCTCCTACATAAGCAGGGATAGTAACAAGGTCGTAGGTATCTGTTCCGATTACCGTATCTGCTAAGTTGATTTGCTTAATCAGCCTCAAATAAATATCCGTTGCAGATGTGCTGCGTGTTATTGACGCTAAAGCTCCTGAGCAATCTTCTGGCACTGATGGGTCATGCGCTGAATCTACCCAATCGCCCGAAAAATCATAAGTTACCTCTACAGTTATCGGTAAATTGTACCCTGAATTTGTAGGGTCGAAAATTGGCGCAATATTAAACCCTGCATAGCGTGGCGTTGCGGCTGCGCCCGTGTTTGCGTTGATTACTTGGTCATACGCATTTTGTAAGTCAATCTTTGACGAATACAGCGAAGGTGTTATCCAAATAGGCTTATCAGATACTGAATTTATGAAAGTGATACACTGCGATTCGTCCATATCAGACCTATCCCAAATACTTTCAAGATAGATGTCTTTGCTTGGCATGTCCTGCTGATAGCCCAAATACGCATACGGGCTTAATGCCGTGCCGTCAAAGCTCTCCAGCGATTCAAGATTTACTTTCTGGTCGTATCGTGTTACGAATTCCTGCAAGCATCCTGTTTGCTCAATACCGATAGAAACACCACACGTATCACCGCTTACGAATTTTAGATTTGAATAGTTTAGCTTGCCTTCAAAGAATGTATCATAGTCGCCCGCATCACTACACTGCACTTCAATAAGCAAATCAGTAGTCGCTAAGATTCCTTTCTCCTCATAAGCGTCTTTGATAATCTGATAGCCTTCTGAATAGAATGTGAGGTTAGAAAGTGTGTAGTCAAAGAAAATGCCGTGCCATTTTAAATCTCTGCGGAAGATGAACTTTGCGCCCTCCCAGCCCTGCGGCTCTGGCACTTCCACCGTTATAGGAGCCCCAAATGTAGTATCCATAAGTGTGAACCGCCAAATCATCTGCTTGAATACCTTTCTCCTAAATATGTTCTCCTGCTGCCTTCGTCATTCACTATTGTAATGATTCCCTGCTTGTCGAAGATTACCTGTGATTGTGGTCTGTTTTTTTGCAATATCTTTTCAAATCTTTCATAGTCGAAACCTGCAAAACTTTCTTTTAACGCTCCGATTTTAGGTGAAGTAAAAGGAATGTTAAACCGCGAAAGTATTTCGTTTGTATCAGGATGTCCTGATAAGACTTTCATTGTTTCGGAGTGCGGAACTACTTTAGCCCCTCGCGGAAGGTGTACCAACTCCGCGCCTTCTTCACCAACTAAAGCCATACCGCCAGGTGCTCCCTTTGTTCCTTTCTTAAAAGCGGGTGGACGGGTAGCTGAAATCCTTGCTACATTCAACGCGGTTGTAAGGGTTGCTAAGGCTACGCCTGCGATTGCTTGAAAGTTAGGCGGTATCGGTGCGCCAAACTTTGCTATCGTAGTTGTGATGGCTAAAAATCCGTTCATTATCGCTTCTTGCCTCTTTAACTCCTTTTCCTGATTGAAAGCCTTTATTTTTAGTTCACGCTCCTGTTGCGCATACTTTGCGTTGATAGCTGCGCGTTGCTGTTCTGTGAGTTCTTTGTTTGATAATTCCGCTTCTCTCCTTTTATTGAGATTGTCCAATTCAATAGCGGCTTCGCGCTGTTGCCTTTCGCGTGTAATATCAAAAATTGCAGATTGTATTTCCTGCTCAGCTGCTATGATTAAATCTCTACGGTCTTTTATCCTTTGTTCTTCTTCCTCTTTCTGCCTGCGTTGAATCTCTTTCTCAAATTCATCAATAGCCTCTTGTGTTTCTTCATCAATTACTGGCTTTATTCTTACTTCTATTTCCGGTAATTGCTCTCCTGAAATCTTATCTAATTCGGTAATATTCTCTGTAATCTTCTCCCTTGTTTTCTGCGCCCGCTTTTCTAACTCCGCATTTATCTTGTCAATTTCATCAAGGATTATCTTTCTGGCTACGGTCATATCCTGCTGAATCTTTTGACCGTTAACGATTAAAGTCAGTCCTTCTCGTGGTATCTTTTCAAGTTCTTCGTTTAGCCTTTGCAGTTCGTTCCTCAAATCAGCCGTTGAACGCTGGCTAAGATTCATCCGCGCACGAACTAAATCGCTGCCCCTGTTCAGTTTTTGTAAATAATCTTCCGTTGATTCATTCAGGTCGTCTTGCTCCTTTTTCGCTATCCCTATCCACGCGGCTATGTCTTTCCAATACACGACTATAGCGGCTAACCCTGCAATGATAGCCCCGCCAACACTTGCCACTAATGCAGCATTTAAAGCCCTTGTAGCGAGTGTAGCTCCGTTGGTAACGAATGTGTAAACTTTCTGAACTCCGTTAAGGATAGCCAATTTCCCCGCGCTTTGCCCGGTAANNTGCGCTGATGCCTCTTGCAACCCGTTCAAAATCGCTAAAGAAGCATTTACTTTTAAAAGTGCTTTCTGTAAATCTTCGTTCTCATCTCCGAATAGTGCGGCTGCGCCCTGTGCTATGGAGAACGCCCCTGCTGCTGCACGTGCGGTGTCCACGAGGGCATCAATAGCGAAAGTATCAGATGATAAAGCTCTTACCCGTTGGCTTACATCGCCTATCTTATCTTCAAGTTTTGCTGCTTCTACGGACAATTTCTGAAATTCCGCGCTCCCTTCATCCAGCCTGCCAAGCTGTTCCCTTAACGCCCGTAGTTGTGTTGTGAGCTTTGTTGTTTCGCCTGTTGCTTTGTTGATATTTGTCGTTACATTAGAAAGATTTTCTGCACCTTGCTTCATCGCGCCACCGGAAATCCCTTTAGCCAGGTCATTGAACGACTTGCCTAATTTGTCAACATCTGTCGTCAGCGTCTTTACGCTCTTGTCCTGTGTCTGAAATTCCTTGTTCGCCTTCTGGATTGCCTGTACCTCCTCTGTTATCCCTTGCTCTAAGCCGTCAAGAAATTCTTTCAGCCCGTTAGATTGACCTACAAACTCTAATAT